GGAGGGGATTGGTGCGAAACCATTTATGCCACAATGAAAGTCAACGAAGACTACAAGGTGTATGAGTTTGAATGGGATTGCAACGACGAGGAAATAACAACAGTAATGGAAAGGAAATAACTATGGCTAACGAGATTAAATGGCACAAGGCAAATAAGGCTATCAATAGCAGATCACCGTTGAAGGATATATTGGTTCTTCGCCATTATCCAGTAAGTGGTGATAGAATTACATTGGAGTATCATGTTGAACCTGGCGAGTATTACATCAATTTCAACGAATTGAAACAATTACCAAAGGAGATTTAATTATGGATGAAAAAAATATACGTAAGCAAGTGCTAAAGGAAGTTCATGACCGTCTGATGGTGATGCTTAATACGTCAATAGACAATGAGCATTTCTTTGACCAGCTTGACGATTATATTGACGAAATTGAAAGAGAAGAGGAAATACAGTAAACCTTAGGCATAGAATCGCCCGATGTGTGGGACTGCTTCACACATGAGTTTACGACTGACATGAAGGAAAATCAAAAGTAAGGAACTATGACAAAGAAAGAACTACTGGAGAACGAATCATTCAAGGCTTTGCCGGATGATGCCGAAATCGTATTCAACAACGCCAATGACAGACGGATGTGTGTGCCGCTTATTCCTCAGCATTGTTGGTATGAGAAGAGATGCACGAACATCGAGAATATCCAAAACTCACCCGATAATATCTGGGAGAACATCAAGCCTAAGTACAAATGTTTCTTCGTGATTGACGGGCTGCCATTCGATTTTATGAAGCACAAACTTAACATAACATTTAACCTATGACAAACGAACAAAAACAACAGACCCGCGAGCGCATAGGGCAGCGCATAAAGGCCCTGCGCACAGAACAGAAACTAACCCAGGGCGAGCTGGCAGAACGGGCAGGACTCCAACTGACACACATCAGCCGGATAGAGGCGGGAAAGTACAGCGTAGGCATTGATACCCTGTCGGCTATCGCAAATGTATTAGGCAAACAATTAGATTTTGTGGAACAATAAAAAAACGGAATTATGGGAATTATGATGTTGGTTGTTGCAATCGTAGTTGCAATTTTTATCTGTATGATTTACGCTCTTCCAGGCAAATCTAAAATGTCAGAGCAAAACAAACCGAAGGACATTAAGAACTTACTGAAGGACATAAACACATCCATTAAGCTGTTAGAGGTTCTCAGGCAGGCACGTCTGGTCGGTGACAAGGAAACAGAAAAGGCAGTGTTGGATATGGAATATGATGGTGTTCTTCCGGAAGAGTTGGGAGGCAGGCTAACAAGTGTATATCCCGATAAGCTGCTTATCCTCGGAATTGCAGGCATCAACTATGCCGGAGAACTGGAGAACTATGTGGGAAATTTCGAGGGCGTGCTGGTTCCAGAGCCAGAGAATGAGTTCGACCCCGATGCCATAAAGGTGCTTTGTGCGGACAGAAAGCACCTCGGCTATATCCCAAAAGAAGATACCAGCCAAGTGAGGGAATTCATTGGTAAGGAAGGTACCGGATGGAAGCATATAATAACCGGAACAATAAAGAAATGTCAGGACGATGAAGAATGCGACAGGACATTCTACTCTGGCACCATCTATATAGTAAGATAGAATTATAGAAGCTGTACAAAAGAGGCGGTCGGGACTTAGCATCCTGACCGCTTTTTTTTGTAGAGTACTTGGAGAGTAGCTGGAGAGTAATTGTCGAGTAACCCCTAACCAGCAAAATGCGCGATATGTATAATAGCATACCGCGCATTTTTCGTATATGGCAGACAACGGAACGATAGAAGTAACTGGACTTGAGGAGCGAATAAAAAAGATGGGCGAGCTCAGCACCAAGAACCCCGAAATGCGGAAACGCATCAACGAGGTAATACGGCAGACGCTCGCTCAGGTGCGTAAGTCGCTGCAAGGTGATGCACGCTCAGGACTACAGATGCAAAGCGATCCGCGCAATGCTTACAAGGCTGTCCGCATGGCTGTGTATCGCCGTTTGTTCGGTGGTCAGGTTAATATCCTGCAATCCAGGAAGGCGCATGGTGGTAGGCTTTATGAGCCGCCGAGACGCGGAACCAGCGACCCAAAAGGGCGAGGCGGCAACAGAGCTTTACGCAGTGGCAGGACCGAGCAGCTGATGAGCTATCAGGGTGCCGACCGTGGCTTCATCCTCAGATTCCTGAACCAAGGAACGACAGATCGCGTCATTCACCAGATGGGCGGACACAACCTTAGAACAGGAAGCACCAGTGTAATAAAAACAAAGAGTATTGGCGGCAACCGTGGCAGCATCACTGCTCGCAACTGGTTCGGTCCGCGCTCTCAGGCAGAGATGGAACGGGCAGCCCAGAATCTCGACAAGATGATAGACGATATAATAACAGGTGTAATGTATTAACGATATATGGCAGACGTAATAACCAGATTTAAGCTTGAGACCAATCAGTTCGACTCGGCACTCCGTAATGCGGCGAACGGTCTTACCGATATAACCAAGCAGCTATCGCTTGCCGGGAAGGACTTCGATAAATTCGCACAGAAGCACGTCGAGAGTGCTCGTTCGCTCGGACAGGTAGAGAGCGGAGCAAACAACCTGAAGGACAAGTTGCGCGACCTTGTAAGCGCATACAACAATGTGGCCAATGCGTACAACGACCTGACCAAGGAACAGCAGCAAGGCGACTTTGGCAAGGCTATGGCCGCCAGCCTCGACCAGTTACAGTCACGAATCACACAGACCAAGAACGATCTGTATAGCATGTCTGACAGTACCAAGCAGGCAGGCGGCAGCCTCGGTTCTCTGAACGACATCTTCGGGATGAGCATCACCAAGCTGGCCGGATGGGGCACTGCCATTGCCGCCGCCAAGGGCGCGCTGGATGTGGCAAAGGATGCTTTCTTCGCAAGTGAGCAGAATATCGACTCATGGGGCCAGGCTGTTGAGGCAGGGCAGGCTGTGTACGAGTCATTCCTAACGTCAATCAATAGCGGCGACATTAGTGGTTTCCTTTCTCGCATCGGTCAGATAACCAACGCGGCTATCGAGGCATATAATGCTCTCGACCAGCTGAATACCCAGAAGACTATCCAGTCGCCACAAATTGCCGTAAAGCAGGCCGAGATAAGCCGTATGCGCACAATGTTGCAGACGGGCAGATATGTGGCACCGGCTGACGGCCGTTCAACAGGCGGGATGAAGACCGGCGACGTGCTGACCAAGGAGCAGATCGCAAATGTATCAAAGAATCTGGAGCAGGCACTGAATGAAGTTGCCACGATAACACGCAGTCAGGTTAAGACAGCATCAACAGCAATTGACAAGCTCTATGCTGAACAGGCAGCGGTTCTGGGTGTAAGCAAGCAGCGTTTCCAGCAGGCAACCAGTTCGTGGCAGAATTTCCAGTCCGCAATGGATAAGGCCAATGCTTACGATAAGTGGAAAAAGGAGAATACTACCTACACTACACAGACGACGAGTACAGGTATTGTTGTCCGCACACCCAACTATGACGATAGCAAAAATCCCTACCGAGACTGGGCATGGGTAAGCCGTTTTAAGGACGACGGAGAACGATTCCAGCGTCTGACACAGGAGATACAGAACAGAGAAAGTGCCAAGTCAACATTGTACAGCCAGTACGGTCAGGCATATCGCCGCATCAACAGGGCAGAGGGCGTGAATCCTTATGGTAGCACTGGCAGCGGAAAAACCGCCACAAAAAAGACCGAAACAGAACTGAAGCAGAACGAGGCAGCAGTGGCCAAGCTGACGGAGGAGTACCAGAAACTGGCTACCGATGCCAAGACCGCCAACGATGTACAGCTGTCTGGCATTAAAGAAAGGCAGACTGCGATACAGACGGAAATCGCCAACCTGAAAGCCCGCAACGAGGAACTGAAGAAATTCGCAGCCGAAGCGCAGGGCATAAAGGTGAATATTGGCATGAACAGTTCACTACCCGACCTGACCGCTAAGCTGAAGGAATTGCAGGCCGCACAGAGCCAGGCACTAAACGGAACAGAATGGCAGGAATATCAGAAGCAGATCGAGCAAATCGGCCTACAGATAGATGCCATGAAGGGCAAGTGGAAGGACGGCATGAAGGCCACCATCTCTGTCAATACCGAATCTATACAGAAGGCCATCGGCGAGTCGTCGAAGTTGCAAGACCTTATCATCAAGCCCAAAAAACAGACATCCCCAGCTGCCGTAGAAAGCAATGCCAATAATGTTGCGGCTGATGCTTCCAAGCTGGAGGACGTTATCACCAAACCAAAGAAGGGAACCGCCACCATTGAATCAAACATCAAAGAGGTAGAAGCTGATGCTTCCAAGCTGGAGGACATTATCACCAAGCCCAAGACCGGCAAGGTAACCATTACTGCTGATACCACAGATGCGAAGGCGAAGGTGGAAGAAGTGGGTGCAATGGTCGGCGACAAGACCGCCAAGGTGACATTCTCTGCCGATAATGCAGAAGTGTTTCAAAAGGCGGCCCAGATTGATGGTATACAGATAGACCCGAAGACGCTGACCGTAACAGCTCTTACCGCTGATGCGGAGAATGCGCTTAGCAATATAGAAGGTCTGACACTCCAACCGAAAGAACTGGATATAACTGCCGATGTTCAAAAGGTTCTTGATGCAATTACACAGATTGACGGCGTAACGGTAGACCCCAAAACGCTGGAGATTACCGCCGGCACCGCAGAGGCTTATGCCAAGTTGCAGGAGATGTTTGCAAACATCGAAGGCACCACGGTTACATTCAACGTCGAGCCTAAGCAGAGGGAGATGGAGACAGGTGTAAGCATCACCAATGCGAAGGGTATGAGCTCCTATATCAGTCAGCTGAAGAGCGACCTTGCCGAGGCAGACTTCGGCAGCGACATATACAATAGCATTGCCGCCAAGCTGACGGATATGACAAGCCTCTCAAATCTTGTCGCTGAATCCCTGAAAGCTGGCCTTGGCACTGCCTTGTTCGATGCAGCTGACATACTTGGTGAAGACTTCTGGACGCGGGCAATGGAAGGCGGCGTGGAGGATATAGACTGGCAGGGTATCGTCGACAAAATCAACGAGAAGCTGAAGGAGATGGACCTAAAGCCAATCAGTCTTGACTTCGAGACCGGAAATGTGACCGTTGAAGGAGGTAAGGATGAAAAAGGCAACGAACAAAAAGGGGCAAATTCTAATGGGCTAAAACAAATAGTAGGAAATATAAGTACTATAACAGGTGCATTGCAACAGTTAGGCGTAGACGTGCCCGAAGGATTTCAGAAAACGCTTGGCATCATGCAGGTCATAACGACAATATTAGTGGCTTTACAGTCACTATCAACTATAACGGCATCAACATCAGCACTAAAGTCTATACCAATCATAGGCATGTTTCTGCACAATGGAGGTGTCGTTCACGCCGCAAACGGATATTCAGTACCTGGAAACACCTTCAGCGGTGATCAGGTTCCAGCAATGCTGGATAGCGGCGAGCTGGTGCTCAACAAAGCCGCCCAGGGCAACCTTCTCACTCAACTCGATAATGCCAATAATGGAAATGTGTTAGCAGGAGAGACAAGAGTGGAAGCTGACGAGATGGTATTGCTATTAAGGAATGGTGCTGCTCGCAAGGGGGTAACAATAGGTGATTACTTAGGATTATAAGATTATGGCATACGCAACTAAATATACATATTCGTTCAATAGCAGACGAGGAGTTAGCTATACCGTTAATATTCTGGTGGATGGATTTAGCGGTACTGCCCAGCGATTACGTCCGGCCTTGCGCCCATTTACTATCGACGAAGATAACAGCGACAACTACTTTGAACCTCTGCGCTCAATAAGTGGATATATCCGCATAGTAAATGAAGATACAGACCTCGATGGCAACTCATTCAGCTATAAGGACCTAATAGCCACTAATGTACAAAGTCATCAAGTGCAATTAATATCCGGGAACTCTTTGATATGGGTAGGGTACATTAAGCCAGTAGTATTGACAAGCAAATTGTTTGGATATAAGAATACAATCGAAATACCCATCCAGTGCCCGCTATCTGTACTAAAAGCCACAAAGCTTTCTTTCAGCACGACAACTGGAACAGTTCTTTCAATGGGGCAGATAATTCATTCCATGTTCTCAAAGCTAAACAATATAACATGGGATAAACTATATCTCACTGCAAACGTAAAGCATATATCAGGTGGCAGCACTTGGGCATTTCCCGATTTGAACAGCCGTATTAATATGTTCAACTTCACGGATAACGAAGACCCAACCATGACATCCGGCTCTACGTTCGACAACTATTCTGCTACATGGGAGGATGAAACACCTTGTGCGGATGTTCTCGAAAAAATATGTGAGTATTGGGGATGGTCACTCTATACCCGTGGTGCTAACATATATTTGATTGCACCAGGAGAAGTTCACAACTATTACCAAATAGATTTTGAAGACCTTGCTAATCAGTTAAACTCTGTCAGCGCGACATCTGCTGATACTCCAACCGACATCGAAGGCCTATCATATCAAAGCACAAAGCATACGGAAGAATACCTACAAGGGTATCGCAAAATAAAGATAGAGGCTAATGCAAACTCTAACGCCTTGGTATTTGACCCGAAACTGGATGATCTTACATATTCACTACCATTCCAAGTTGTTACTTATGGTTCAGGGAATAGCAGATATAAGAGCGTTGAGAAGTGGTTAGAAAATCCACAACAACAACATAAACAATTCCTGCATAATTGCCGGATATTCGAGAATCCATGTGACATTCTTGCTATAAATAAATATAATGTTCTGAGCTTTTATGATATATGGCATGTTGCATCCACTGATGACCCAGAGGACCGTAAACGAAACGATGTAAAAAATAGTTTTAGCCTCAAACAGAATACTGTAATATATGCAAGACAAGGTACCGAACCTTCTACACCAACTACACGACAAGAATTGGAAGCACAGACGTATCTTGCAATGACTACGTTAAACGAAGTTGTTATTCCTGGTCCATCACAACTATGTCTTTATGCCACCGCAAAGATCGGTTTGAATCCTGGTTACGAATACAAAACAAAATATACAGATTACGTCAGGATGTATCTGCGAATAGGAAACTTATGGTGGAATGGATTTTCATGGTCTCAAACGATGAGTACATTCAAGGTGTACTTTACTGAGAATGAGGACTTCCTTACGACAAGAGCGGTATACAACCAGACAACATTAGAGAATAATGTCCTTTACCCTGATGCTAAAGGTTATATTATAGAAGTTGACAGCACAAAGCGTGGAATATTGGAGGTAGGCTTTCTTAATTTCCCACACTGGCGCGATGATATTCCATCTGATGGTACTCACCAATTTAACATTATCAATTTTGATGTTAAGTGCTGTGTATACGACAACCTGATAGAACCAAAAAACAAAAGCTCGCAAATATACGAAGGTGTTGCATCAGACATGTTCCAAAATGACAAAGAAGTGGAACTGAGTATGTCGGCAGGAACTCGTAATCTATACGGTAAGGGACAGATATTCGCATCACGCAATAACGAAGAAAGATTTGGAGGATGTTATTACGAAGGTGTAGTGCAAACAGCTCCCATAATGCCAGAAAGATACCTACTGACTAACATGCAGCGTGTGTATGGAAAATGTAGGCACCGTATGAAAATAGAGGTTGCCGAGAATGCGCTTCATGCCAATCCGCTTACACGATTCAGCTACAACGGAGTGAACTACATCATGCAATGTGCTAAACACGAATATGGAGATGATAAAATGGTATTAACAATTATAGAGGAATAATTATGGCACTACAAGGAAATGATGTACTTTTGTACTTTTATTTGAATGAATCTGGTGGGCTTTGGATTCCAATAGGATGCAGTCGCAGCCACGATATACAAGTGGGAGCCGAAATGATTGAAGTAAGCAGTCCAACCAGCGGACAGTGGAAGCAGTATATAACCGGACGTAAAGAGTGGCAGGTTACGGTCAACTACCTGGTACTACAGCGTGCTCAGATACGCGACATGTTAGAAGTAGGTACAACGCTCCAAGTTGTATTTAAGGAGCGAAACGAAGCTAACTCCACAGGAGTGTCAGGTTCTGCTACAATAAAGACTTGCAAGATCACCGCAACGCGCGGTAATTTAATTCAAGGAACTTTTGTTTTCCAAGGATCAGGAGCTTTGACATAAAAATGCAGAAACTGTCATTTTATTATATGTTTTAGTGTAAGTCTAAAGTAGGCACTCGGCGGAGTGCCTTTTTTAATGCAAAAAAACAGGGCCGAAGCCCTGCTTTTCTCTTACCACGCCATCTCAAAAGCGTCCAACCAGTCTGTCTCAATAGCCACAGCTACATTACCGCCATGCGAGAACAGGTTGCCGCTCAATACGCTTGTCCTGTTCCTTGTAAACGGAACATCATCAACGGATGCTGAACCTATCACACCGTTATCAGCCTTGCGGCATTCGATAATTACATCCGTACTCCAGTTTGTAGCAGCTGAGAAACCAAAGATGGAGGCCTGCAATCCTGTCTGTCCCTTGTATGAATCTGGAATTGTCACTGAAGATACATAATCAGTAGATTCTGCGGTTGGTTCTCCGTTCAGATAGTCAAGGCCAAGGTACCACTTCGACTGCTTCAGCAGCAGCGTCGTTGCATTGGCATCAACCACGTCAGTAATATTGACGCGCATACGGGTAACAACGCGGTCAAGCGTCACGGCAATATTGCTCACGCTGCTTCCCGTCACCGTACAATTATACGCCTTCCAGAATGTGTCCCTCACCTTGCCAAACGTAAGCGAATGAGCCGTAGTGTTAAGAACGGGATCAACGCCGCGCGATGCAACAAAGTAGATAGTATGCTCACCATACGCCAGCGTCAACGTAGGCTCTGCGAAGTCTGCATCCGTACTTACCTGGTGCAACTGCTGCTTAAGCTCACCTCCAACATAGTCGAGCACCCACACATCCGTAAGAGCCTGTCCGTCAGCCACCAGGCTGGAACGGGTCAACGGCTCAACCTCAGTTTCCCACCCGCTCATGGCGAATGTAACATCCTTACCTTCTGCCGCATTATCGGCAGACTTCTCACAGGCTGCCAACACTATGCAGGCAGCCGCCAAAAACAAAACTTTTCTCATACCTTTAATATAAAATTATAAAATATCCGATTTCTTGAAGGCTTCCAGCACATCCATATCAGCCAGTCTTGCGTATATCTGTGTCGTCTCCAGTTTCTTATGCCCGAGTGCCCGCTTCACCGCCTCAATCCTTACACCGTGACGCAGACAATAACAGGCGTAAGTATGCCGTGCAACGTGGCTGGTTATGTGTTTACGGATGCCGCAGTTAATAGCCACCTTATCCAGATACCTGTTATAGTCCACATTACTGATTGCAGGAATCTTCCAGTCCCACTTCTTAAGCACCTCTACGGCAAAAGGCAGTATAACCGAGAAAAAACCCTGTTTTGTCTTTAGACGTTTATCCACAAGCACCGTCTGCCCGTTGAAGTTCTCACAACTTGTAAAGTCCTTCTCCATCAGGTCGCTGAACGACAGTCCCGTTCCCATCTGTACGATAAAGCGGAGGCGAACTGCCTCCAGACACGGCATAGTCTGTTTGGTGTTCAGCCAAGCTGCTATCTCCGCATCCGTCAGATGCTCCCGCTCAGGTTCTTCTCCCCTATCCACACTTATGCCCGCGGTTACGTGCATAGGTATCAACTGCTCAGCCTGAGCAATGCGGATATACTTACGCAACCGCGTCCAGTGGTCATGCACGGTTGACTGCTTCAGCTTCGTTGGATGCAAGCTTCCATCCAGCCCAGGCCGCATAATCTCCCTATTACTTACATATCGCATGAACTCAGCGATATTCGTCTTCGTAACATGCTCGAACTTACGAATCTTTCCATATTCGCACAGCAGATTATAGAGGCTCATGTGGTGCTTGCGCGTATCCTTAGTCACCTCGGCAATATCTATCTGATCCTTCAAGAAGTCAAGAAACGACGCATCTTTCCTGTCAACCTTCATTGCCTTGGTGCCCGGCATATCAGCTTGCTCCGCAATCGCATTGCTGATAGTCGCCATAGCCTTTTCCACCTGCTCCTTAATCATCAGATTGAGCTGATACGATGCTGGATGGTTCACAACCCAGTACGTCTCGGACCATTGAGAAGGAAGCACCCGAACGCCGGTACTGATGTACTTGCGCTGTGTGCGGCTGAAGTACACCCTCAGCCATACTGTTGCAGGCGTAAGCGTCGCATCGCTCCCCACATGCTTGTAATCATAAACAACTTCGACTTTCGGTTCTCTCATCGGCATTCTAACCGCCTTTTTCGCCCGCCAGCTATGTGCGGACATCCATACATTTTTACTCTCCATTTTCGGGTAACACATTTGCACAAAACCGCCCAAATATGCACAGAAAATGGTAACACACCACCAACTCTCAACCACCTAAAAATCACCAACTTACACCGTTTTAAAAAGTGACTCCGGAGGGGCCATTTTGGAGTTAGGTAACTATTTGTAAGATAGTTAGTTGCAAGAATTAGCAAATTAAAGAGTAACACGGTGTGTTACCATAGGGTGCTCCTGGGTCATTTTGTATTGTTAATAACTTGTAATAATGTAGCGATCTGGGCATCCTTGTTTTCAAGCTGCTGACGGAGTGCGTCGAGAATGCTTGAAGGGATGGCGACCATTACGTCTTTTTCTCTCTTGTTTGAATTGTAGGGCTGAGTTGGCTCTTTGAGTAATGTCGACTGAACATGGGAGGTTCCGATGTCGAGTCCGTCATCCATTACATTCACACCTATTGGCTGCGGCTTAGCAGTAGGTATGCGTTCCATCGTTCCTAAACCGAGAATGAGCCAGTCGGGGCTCAATTCTGGGCATTTCTCCAGCACTTTTTGCAACACGCGGACATTAGGTTCAGAGTTATTAGCCAGCGTTCCATTCGTAAGACCGCACTTTATTTCGAGTGCTTTATATTCCCCGAATCTGTGCTTAGCATACATCCTGAGTCTTTCTTTGGGTGTTATTGCGTACATTTCCCTATATATATAATGTTAAACGATTATTTTTTTTCTATTTTTGATAATTTTTTTTCTATTTTTGTTTTGTGTTAATAGAATATTTTGTATTTTTGCCATCGAAAGTTAAACTATAACGATTTAAACAACATTAAAGTTGGTTTGTTCTTAACGAAAGTCCGCCGACAATCATATATAATGTAACAAGCGGCAAAGGTAAGCAAATTTACACACCAACACAAAAATGTTAAATAAAAATTTTGATTATGGGAAAGTTTTTGCTAAAAGGCATGTTTGGTTTCTCGTCTCTTGAAGAGCTGAAAGCTGGCGAAAATGTAAAAGTTGCATGCCAGAACGAGCTGGAATACAAATGTATCAGGAGCCTTGTATGCCAATATGCGAAGGCACATCCACGTGATGGCATCAGCAAATATACAACGGAGATTGAGAGACAAGGTACTGGGTTAATCGTTACAGTTACCGCAGTAAAGTAATTTTTTTTACCCTTGTTGATAGAAAGTTCACTATTGACAACAAACTAATACAATCCTTTCTATTATGAAAAAGAAAATCATTATCACGGCATGGGTTGCAATTTGCATAACACCGTTGGCATTAGCAATGGTAAGCAACTCAGCACTCTTTATGGCAGTGGCTCTGACTTGGATGGTTGTATTCTATAACGTGAGCAAGCAGATTGCCCCAGCATGGATGAAGCGTGTATTGAATAGAATCATTGTCCCCGAAGTGCAATAATGGATAAGAGGCAATTCCACCAACTGATTAACTATCTGCGATGCCATCCGAGCGAGGCGAAGCTGCTTACAGACCTACTTAGTGAAGTTGGGGAGAGTACCGGGCAGAATGTGTACGACAAGTGGCTGAGTGCTCGCGAGGCTGGCGAGCAGATAGGTAAGAGCAGCACATGGGTAAGGAGGAGGTTCCTGAAAGATGGTCTGTTCAGATCAGCACGGAAGGATGAAAACGGGAGATACATCTTCCTAAAGTCAGAGGTTCAGAACGATTATAACAACTATATGTTGATGAAGTATAACAATTAACAACAATAACAAAAATGGAGTTTGTCGGACAATTAGTAAAAAAGTTAGGTGAACGATCGGGCGAGAGCCAGAACGGACATTGGAGGATAGCTCAGTTCCTGCTGCGCGAAGTTAGCATATACCCGAAGAACCTTGTGGTAGATGTTCGCGATGACAGCTACGGTAAGATTGAGCAGTTCGAGGAGAAGGTTGGCAGGAATGTGAAGATTGAGTTTGAGATTAACGCGAGTGTCTATACCAAGGACGGGCAGGAGCGTTGGTTTAACAACGTGAGGGCATACCGCATCAAGGATGTGGCAGAAGAGGCTGCAAAAGAAGCACAAGCACAAAGCGCAGCGAATGCAACACCGCCGTCAAGCTCAGACCCATTTGAACAGATGCAACAGAACAACGGAGGCGACCTGCCATACTGAACCCTTACCAATGAAACTAAACTAAACTAAACGTGCGAAATACTGATAAGAGGAGCAATCCTGCGGCCAAGTAAATAAGACTGGTTTTGCCGCGCACACATGGAAGGTTGGCTGAGAGTGACGGAGACAAACCGCCCAGGATGAAAGCAGCACGGATGCGTGCAGGTCTCACGGGACCTTAGTGGTTCGAATCCACTACCTTCCACTACTTAAAAACACCGTTCTTTGACTTGCTTACATATCTGAATTGCTATATTAACAACATATACTACACTATATACATTAGCATTAGGATGGGCGGGAACTCCGCACGCTGCCAGTAGTCTAAGGCGAAAGAGCGTGCTACCCACTGCTGGACGGCAGAGGATGAGAGAAGGCCCGCGACGGAGACGGAACTACCGGCCAGGGAAACCACTGCACAGAACACTAACAGGCAAACAGAGGGTCTGGGTATCAGCAGCGAGTAACCGGATGTAAAAGGACGGAAAGCCCCTCCAGAACTGTTATGCTTTAATGCGGCCATTGCACGTCCGAAGCCGTGATGAGAAACGCAGACGGGAGCTAACAATATGATATTGTGTACCTGATATATATATAATGTTACTATTTTTTCAAACATGAAAGAACCGTGAGGTTCCGTTTGAATTTTGAGTTGATTTAATCTATGGTGACCGCCTGTGAAGGTAGCCGCCATTTTTTTATTCGATTATTAACAAAAAGATATACATATAAACTATGAAGGTATTTTCATACGGGTGCAAACCTTGGCGCAAGCGAGATGACGAGTGGCTGAAAGCCATGCACGAGATGCGCCAGCCAATAAAAGAAATTGCAATACGCTTACATCGGACAGAGGAAGCAATAAGGCATCGTAAAAAGAAGCTGGGATTGCGAAGGATATTAAGTGAGGATTCATACCATATCATAATGCGTAAACGTAAACATTTAAGAAAATATATACAATGTACGAATTAGTACCATTAGAATTCATGGAGGATGAGTTCGACGACATAACGAGCGCGAACGGGGCCTATCAGGGAAAGGCAGTATTCGAGGGTGAGGCATTCGCCGATGAGATGATAGCAGACGAGCGGCGATGGCGCGAGAATATCCGCAAGGGAATAAATGAAATCCTCGCTATGAGAGTCGCCTACGATGAAAGTAAGCGATACGGCCACAAGCACAAAGCAAGGCAATTAGATGAAGACATCAAGCGAAGAAAAGAGGAACTGAAAGAAATAATATTATCAAGGGACTATGAATGGAGAGGATAAATTACCGCAGCTTAAGACACCTGATCAGTTGGCGATTGACCAACTGAGGCCTTATCTGCTTGACCCGCGCGAGGACTACCCCGAGCCATATTGTATGCTGGAATACAACGGCGTACCGTTCAGCAAGGTTGGCGGTCTGGCTGCCATAAGCGGACAGAAGAAGAATGGTAAGTCGTTCGTACTTACCCAGCTGATGGCGGCAATACTTGGCGACGGCATACAGCGAACACAGGACTATCTGCCAGGGTTGCACGTTCCGCAACGTACAATAGATTTCCTGGGGCATAAGCCAAAGGTTCTGTATGTAGATACCGAGATGGAGAAGCTGAGCAGTGCCAAGGTATTGAGGCGAGTACATTGGCTGGTTGACTGGGACATGAAGCAACCGATGCCGGATGACCGCTTTCACGTTCTATGGCTTAAGAACATGCCAAAGGACAGCGACGTTAAACCTTACCGGCAACGCTACCAGCTTATCAAGTTAGCCGTCGATATGCTGAAACCTGACATCGTATTCGTTGACGGATTGCGCGACCTGCTTGCAAGTATCAACGACGAAGAGAGCGGCACACAGATACTTGACGAATTGGCAAGCCTTGCCGAGGATAAGAACATGTGCGTATGGCTTGCCCTACATCAGAACCCCGGACGTACACAAGACAGCGAGGAAGCTAAGATGCGTGGCTGGATAGGTACTGAGCTGGGAAACAAGGTGAGTGACACGCTGATAAGCATCAAGGAGAAAAAGAACGGAATCGTAACCTTCACCGTCAAGCAGCAGGATGCCCGCGACAAGGACATGGAAGACTGGAAGTTTGAGGTGACCGACGATGCCGGCAAGTTAGGAGTGCCAAAGATTGTTAGCAACCCAGGCGACAGCAAACGTCAGAAACCTGAGCATGACAGTAAGGAAGACATCAACAAGTGGTTGGCTGATGCATACACTAAGTATGAATGGCCAATGAGCCGAAAGGATATAAAACAGAAAATCTTCGGAGCTATCGGAATGCAAAAGAACGATGGAAGGCAACAGGCAGACCTCGAATTTGCAATTCAGGAGAAGATGCTTGAAGAGACTACCGTCAAGATCGGAGGACATTACGCCTTGCAAATATCTAATGTACTCCCATTCTGACGAGTTAAACCAATCGCCCTCTACACCTAAAGGTGTAGGAGGGGTTAAACCAAGGTTCAACACGTGGTGCGCTGCATGCACCATAAACCAAGCCCGCAAGGGCGGCGGGCAGGTTTAAGGGGCAAGCATCCCACACACGCGCCACGCGCACATACACGCTCGGCTTTACATAGAAAATATTATGGATAAATTCACAGAAAAGAAGATTAAGGACGCGGCAAACATTGTGGACGTTATAGGAGATTTTCTGACGCTTAAGAAGAAGGGAGTCAACTACCAGTGCCTGTGCCCGTTTCACGACGATAAGCATCTGGGCAGCTTCGTTGTGCATCCAGCCAGGAACTGCTACGTATGCTTCAGTTGCGATGCCAAGGGAGGCCCTATTGACTTCCTGATGAACTATCAGCACCTCTCCTACCCCGATGCGCTGCGGTATCTGGCCACCAAGTACGGCATACCCATCCAGGAGGATTACGACCGCGAGAAGTTCAAAAATATCAAACCTGCTAAACCAAGAGACATGACTGAGATACCCGACAACCTGCCTAAGCGCACATGGCCTACCGAATGGATAGGCTATTATGCCAACACAGAGCGCGATAACTTCGTTCACTGGATAGAACAGCAGCCGTGGGACGATGCGGCGCGTAAGAGGCTCACAGAGGCCCTAACGGACTATCACGTAGGGCATACGTACTTCGATACAGAGAACCGAGCCACAGGCGAACGGCAGCATCATGAATGGACGATGTGGTGGATGCTGGATGAGCAGAACATACTACATAACTGCCACATGATGAAGTACAAGGAGGATGGCCACCGCATGAAGGACGACCCATACAACCAGACATGGCTCCATGCCCGGATGCGGTATGCCCGCGGTAGCAACCACTTCGACGAGCAGAAGGAGGCGGCAAGCTACTGCCTGTTCGGTCAGCACCTCATGAACCGCTGGCCAGATGCGGCAATAAACATTGTGGAGAGTGAGAAGACAGCCGTCATTATGGCAGCTGCCTACGGCAACCATGCCGCACAGATATGGATGGCGTGCGCAGGGATGCAAAACCTCAGCCGCGAGCGGTTGAAGCCACTCATGGATGCGGGCAGGAAGATAGTGCTCTTCCCCGACCGCGACGGCATCAGCCGCTGGATCAGGAAGGCCAACGAGCTACAGTACCCCAACTTACACCTCAACACCCAGGCTGTCCGCGACTGGTGGAAGCCCGAGGACGGAGAGAAGGCAGACATAGCCGACGTTGTATTAAGACTTATAAAAGATGGAAGAAAAGCAGAAATATAGAATGATGCAAACCAAGGTCAGCACAGAGACCTACGATGCCATGAAGCGCATAGAGCGACGGCAGGGCATCAGCATCTACTCAATTATCCAGAACACGTGCGATTGCATACGCCGGTACATGGAGGATAAGACAAAGCTCAGCCCGATGGTTGAGAAGGCGATGAATATGCTGGAGCACATGATCGGGTGGAAGGACAACTTCAACGTGGCCGACCCAGATGCCGACCCCGAGATCAGCGAGGCAACCTACTACCTGAACGACAAGAACGGCAAGAAGGGCATCCGCGTAGTGCATGTGGAACGCCCGTTCTTCGGCGAATGGAAGCAGACCATGAACCTCCAGCAGATACTCGAACGCTTCATGTGCCTCACCTTCCCCAGCCTCTACCGCCGCCTCCGCTTCATGGCCGTATGTCGCCAATGCTCCAGCATACTGGAACTACTGATAGAAATCGTGGGCGAGCTGGAACGCGAGGAAGACAAGCGCGACCTTCAGGCACCATTCGAGGATGCGCAGCGGTCCGACTACGGCAAAGCCATTGAGTACGGTCGGCGCACCCGCCGCAAGAAGCATCAGGACATGGACAGCCTGTTCGACAAGGAGGACGGACGATGAGCAGAGACCCACGATACCAGCGACTGCTGAACGACAAGCGGTGGAAGCTGTTGCGAGCCGAGGTGTTCCGACGTGCCAAAGGCTTGTGCGAGCGGTGCAGAGCTGAAGGCTTCATCACCCCAGGCGTGGATGTGCATCACCTCCGACCTGTTGAACAGGCGAAGACGGTTGAAGGACCAGACGGCATGCGTGCAAGGTGTTACAATCCCGACAACTGCCAACTGTTGTGCGTCGCCTGCCACATCAAGGTGCATCAGGACATGCGCACCCATACCAAGGAGAAGGTCGCAGAGAACAAGGAGCGAGCCCGTCGAAGGTTCCTCGAAGCCAACGATCCGAACTTCGTGCCTGATGGCGACGAGGATAAAACCCCGCGCGGGTCGTTTTAGTTTCAAGCGAAAAAATTCCGAAATCCACTTGCCTAATCTTTTATCCACACAGCACATTTCCAAAATGTTAGGGTAAAAAGCCCGATAAATAATGGTATCGGGATAGGCGGCCGCAAGGATATAACGGGAATTGCGAGTTATACCCCGATTGACGAATAATAATATTTTTATTTTCTGAACAATGGCGAATACAGTAAAAATAAGACTTCACTCACCGCAACCGCCTGAGTCGTGCGAGCGGTGTCCGCTGATAGGCATCATTCCCAAGGAGCAGCGCGTGGCCGGGTTGCGCCAGTCGTATTGCTGCCTCGGTGTATGGCCGTATGAGCCATTGACATCGAAGGGCATCGGCGTGGACGTGGAGGACAAACGCAAAAAGACGGGGCACATCAAGCACCGCATCTGTGAGGACCGCTGGGAGACGTGGTACACCTCCACACCCGACCACACCGTGCAAATATCCAAGGAAGGCTACCGCTTTTGCCGGCTACCGTATGAGGGCCGTCAGCAGTTGGCATTCAACTTTAGAAAACCAAGAGAACCGAAGAAATGAAACAGGAAGATTTTGAACTGGAGGCGAAAGACGCTGCCAAGGCGATGCTGAAGAAGAAGGCACCGACACGACCGGAGACGCAGTTTGTGAAGGGTGCCATGTGGGCGTGGGAGCTGCTGACCCAGGGGCGCACGGTGGCCGACTATGAGGAGCAGTTGCGGCGCGACGTGTGTGCCCGCTTCAACACCGAAGAGCCTGAGCAGTGGCAGGAGTTGCTCATCAGCGAGACCGCCACGATGATGGCCGACCGCGACGGGATGCAACAGGACATCATGACCGAAGGGCGACTGCTGGAAAAGTGGGACAAGAACCGAATGCCCTACAAGGAGAGCAACCCGCTGTATGTTCACCTGAAGGAGTTGCAACGCTCCATCGGTATGCAGCGCGAGCACCTGGGACTGACGAACAAGTCGAGCAAGAAGATGGAGAGCCCCAAGACCCACGACGTGAAGGATGATCCGCTGGGAGAGTACTTTGAGGGGATAAGATAGACCACGAAGGCCGAAGGGCTCGCGAGCGATAGCGAGAACGAAGTGGCAATTGAACGAATTTATGTATAGATGTGGCGATTGTATTTGGTTTGCGCCAAAGACAAGGCACGGCTTCAATGGCAAGTGCGTGACAAACGATAAAGATTGTGACCGACTGACAAAGCGGTGCAACGATAACTTTGAAAAGCGAGAACAATGAGCAAGAAACGAATACCATTTGCCACTGGTGGATGGGTCGATACCCATAGCAGTGGCGACATGCTGTTTGGTGGCGAAATGGTCATCACGAAAGACCAACAAAAGCGGCTGTCCGACATCATCAATCAGCCAATGCCGACGAAGAACGTGGTGACGATTGACCCTGAGCGAGTGAAGGCAACGCTGGCAAAGAGCCGTGAAGCAGAATTGACGGTGACGGACAAGAAGTACGTGCCGACTGCCGACGTTGTGGTGATGTACGAGTTCCTGGAAGATGTAATCTACTGCCCGACGCAGATATACTTCAACTTCAAGGACGGCGACCAAATCCGCTGCCTGTATATCCGTCAGCGACACGGCGAGACCACGGCGCAGTTGGTGCCCATTCTCGAAACGGGCGAGTTTGACTACGAAGCCGACTGGCCTTACATCGAACTATCGCGTGAGTATGACATCGAGGGTGAATCCTACTGCCACGACGAACGTGAGGAGCAGGAAATCATCGCCATCGAAAAGGATTGTCTGGCACGGCTTCGCACGATGTTTCCAGACACTCCATTCCCCGAACATCCTAACCGCAGGCGTGGCCGCTATGGTGAGCGTCTGCCTGACATCACATTATGAACGACATCGAACAATTAAAACGATACGACAATGAGTAAATCAGCGAGGAGGTGTTGGAGAGCAACCGCATCAGCCTTGCCGACCACACGGGCACAAAGATGGTCAGCATCTACCCGAAGGTGAACGGCAGCGTGAGTGATGCCGACATCGAGCGCGAGACGACAG